CACCACCGTTGAGCAGGGACGATTATATGCCCATAGCGGCTTTCGTTATGAAGCAGGGCGGTAGATTTGACAGTTTCACGGTAGTGCCACCGGACATCAGTTCAACACGTGGCACAGCATCAGGCACCATCACCTGTGCTGAACTAACGACCAGCGACTACGACAACACAGCAGGGTCAAGCAACGTTCCAGTTTCAGGAGGCACGGGCACTTTGAAGACAGGCGATCTTATAAAATTCAGCAATCACGACAAGGTCTATATGTTGACAGCGGACGTCAATCTAGATGGCTCAACCATAGTGCCTTTACCAATATTCCCCACATTGAGGACAGCAACCACGTCAAGCACAACGGTTCAATACAACAGCGTGCCGTTCAAGGTGTTCTTGACGGCGGACACACAGGGATTCAAGGTGGGAGCACCAAAGTTTTACTCATATGAATTAAACGTTAGAGAGGAGTTGTAATGCCTAGGGGACTAGATTCTAGCATACAGACAGCACTCACTGACAGGAAGATTTTAGCGGCCGACCTAGTTGAATTACATTTCAGCCCGGCTGTTTATTTCACCAACGCCAGCATAGACATCAACTATGACAGCACCACCGCCCCTGACACAGGCACTAATTCATATCTAGCACAGGGACAATTCATAGAATTCAGCAACATCAAAGAGACGGCGGACGTGAAGGTCAATAGCCTTGACATCAGTTTCACTGCTGTTGATCTTACAACGGTCGCCCTAGTGTTGAACAACGATTACATTGACAAGCGTGTGGTGTTATACAGGGTCATATTCAATCTAGACGGATCATTTGACAGCACCAAGGTGTTTCAGATCTTTGACGGCAAGATCAACGCTTGGAGCATAGGTGAGACACAGGAGACGGCTTCACTGTCTATTCAGTGTTCAAGCCAGTTCGCGGACTTTGAGAAATTATCAGGCAGGACCACCAGCGTGGCCAGCCAACAACTACAATTCCCCAACGACGATGGTATGGAATTCGCAAGTAAAATAGTAAAGGACATAAGATGGGGCAGGGAGTAAAGATAACACACACACGTTTATTGAAGATTGACGACGCGGGTCCAGTCTCCAAAATGGGATACAAGGCCTTGGTTGAAAATGGATTGTTGGGTGTGGACTACGATGAAAGTAGTTTCTACACACAGATCAAACGAGGACTTGTATCACCTTTTTGGCAGGGTAGCATAGGGCTTTGCGAGGATGATCAGTTGATAGGATTCGCTTTCATACACTACAACGCACTGCCTTGGGCACCGAGACAGAAAGTGGCGACACTCCAATACTACTACATAGAATCAGGACACGTGAACAACAGCAACACTGTGAGATTGTTTGACGCCATTGAAGACTGGTGTAAAGAAAACGATATCACGGGACTGCGTATCAGCAACAAGAACATTGACATCAACAGCCTTTATAAACTTGGCTTCAACGAAGAGGAGAAGATCTTTTACAAAGAATATGACTTATAAGATAAGGAAATGGTGCTACAACGATTTTGACATACTGCTTGATCTAGGTGAGACTATGTGGTCTGAAGGGGCATACGCTGATATGACTTTTGACAGAGAAAAGGTCAAGAAGACATTCACCACACTGTTGAGCACCGGCAAAGGTGTAGGTTTCGTGGCAGAGAAACAGGACAAGATCATAGGGGGTGTGGTAGTCTACATAACCAAATATTTCTTCAACGATGAGAAAATGTGTAGTGATCTAGCACTCTACGTAGACCCCAAAGAGAGAAAAAGTATTTTTGTGCCAATAAGATTAATCAACGCGGCCACTGAATGGGCGAAGGAACAAGGCGCACGTGAGTTCCGTCCAGGCAGCACGGTTGAAATAGCAAGTGATAAGGTTGAGAAACTGTATAAGTTTATGAAGTTTGAGACCGTGGGTCATTTGTTCAAGAAGAGGTTATAATATGTGTCCAAGTCCAGGTGATTTAATTGATGATGCTATTGACATAGTTGAAGACATCATTGACACCGTTGTTGATGTTGTTGAATCAGTGGTAGACATCGCTGTAGATATATTCAGTGCGGCGTTCAGTATAGTTGGTATGCCTTTTGGTATGGATATGGGCGCACCCGGTTTTGATGCGGCACAAACACAACAGATAGGCGGCGTGCTGGTCAACAAAGACGCGGCAACCAATCACGTGCCCATCGTGTATGGCACACGTAGGGTTGGGGGCTCTAGAGTATTCATCAGCACCCGGGGAGACAACAACAAGTATCTTTACGTGGCGCTAGTTCTATCAGAAGGACAAGTAAATGGCTACACCAAACTATACATTGACGACAAAGAGGTGCCTTTGAACTCTTACGCACACAACACACAGGCCACACCAACGTCAGGTGAATTTAAAGACAAACTGGTAGCACAGTTCTATGACGGCAGAGACAGCCAGACTGTCAGTTCATTGTTGAACGAAGCGCCGGGATGGTCAAGCACCCATAGATTACAGGGTTTGAGTTATATCGCGTGTAGATTTGAATGGAAGGGTTTCAACACAACAGAGAACCCGAACAACAACCCATACAAGGGTATGCCAAGGATCAACGTGTTGCTACAGGGCAAGAAAGTCAAAGACGCCACCACGCTGTCAGCAGGACACAGCACGGCGTATGGCAGTGAGACAGAAGTGTTCACGAACAACCCTGTGAGTGTGCTGTTAGATTATATGAGAAACACACGTTATGGTAAAGGCTTGCCCAATGACAGTTTTGATTTCGCAAGTTTCAAGACAGCGGCGGACCTTTGTGCCCAGACAGTGAACTACACATCTAGCACCACAGGCAAAGCATTCACGTGTGATGCTGTTGTTGATTCAGGGCAAACAATTATGAACAACACCAAGATATTGTTGAGTGTGTTCAGGGGCATTATGCCTTATCAGACAGGACAATACTATTGTAAGATTGAACACGGTGGTGATGACACAGACATCAGTGCTACACCGGCCAACCCAAGCACAGTGTTCACGATAACCACAGATCACATCATTGGTGGAGTAAGCCTACAGGGACCAAACAAGAAGAACAAGATCAACAGGGCTGTGATAACCTATGTTGACCCCAACAGTGATTATCAGGCCAATCAAATAGCATATCCCACTGAAGGCAGTGCTGATGACACAACATTCCTAGCAGAAGATGGTATAAGATTAGAGAAGAGATACACATTCAATATGATCACAAGCAGGGAACAGGCCCTACAGATGGCAGAGGTGATGGTCAAGAAATCAAGGACCAATCAAGTCATCACGCTACAGACCACCACGGATGCGGCCAACATCAGCGTTGGTGATCTAGTGAGGATAGTCAACGCCAACATCAGTCTTGATGGCATATTCAGGGTCCAGAGCGTTGAACTGAACGCACAAGGCACTATTGACATTTCAGCCACACAGCACAATTCAAATGATTATGCGATCAACGCCAAAGTGGCGGCACCAGCAGAACCAGTGATCAATCTACCAGATCCGTTCTTGGTGGCAGCGCCTACTAGCCTACAGGTCAGCAGTGATATTTCGCACGCCCTACAGTCAAGTGATGGCACGACCACGAGGCGTATGAGAGTTGGTTTCACGGCCAGCACAGACCCATTCGTTGTAGATTACATAATTCAATACAAGAAGAGTTCAGAGAGCACATTCACCACAGCGATAGAAACACCGGACACGGTTGCTTTCATTTCACCGGTCGCGGTGGGAGAGAGTTATGATGTTAGGGTGTTCGCTCGTAATGAACTGGGCAGGAACAGCGGATTCGCTACTGTGTCAAATCACACAGTGGCCAACACATACACGCCCGCTAGCGGCACATCAAGTAGTGTCAGCACTAGCGGTAGTTCAACAACAGTGGGAGCATCACAGTTAGGAGGTTAATATGGCTAGGACAGGTTTCTTTGACGTAAATCAGCAGATCTATCTGCCCAAGGACACATTGACTTGGGACGACTTGGCTTCATCACCATACACCGGAGGGTGGGACAGTTGGACTGGGTGGTATCAGGAGTTGTCAGGCAACCCAGACACGGAGGTTGAATTCACAACTGACATCATTGACTTTGGTGCCAGTGCTACCGTTCTACCACTGGCCACTGTGTTCGTGGCCAGAGATGGCACGGATGCTACACCATTCCTTGACACTGACTACCCCAAGATCCAGATAGAAGGCAGTGATGTGGCCGATATGAGCAGTGGTGTCAGTAGCACAACACTCACAAAAGACACAGACCCCGCCTACTCAAGCATAGGTAAATTCAGATACTACAGATTCACATTCACTATAAATTCAGGCACCAACACTACCCCACAGGGATTCACGGGTTTCAACATCAACCTTGACACGTCAGGCATTGAAGAGGTCATAGAGAACTTTGACACTTCAACCGTTGATGATGGATCTAGCGTTGACAGGACGATCAGCACTAGGAACACTTACAGTGCCATCAACTTCGTGGGCATAACACCACTGACCACTATCACTGACACCAACGCAACAGGTTCAAGTGGGGGTGGCAGTCTTTACGTGGCCAACGCATACGTGGCGACGGGCTATTTCGTGGGAGACGCGGGATCAATCACCACGTCAAACATCACCACGGTGCCGTTGAGTCAATTCGTCAGTTCAACCACTAACAGCATCACTGTGAGATTGTTCAAACCCAATACTGGCACCGAGATTGACGCCACAGTTGACATACTGGTCAAGGGATTGGGAGGCAGTGCCATAGACGCAGAGGGAAACCTAGTGAAAACGTAATGACATCGTTAAATAACAACAACAGGAGAAACAACATATGGCTTGGCCAACAGACAGCAGTAATATAGACACTTCAAATTTAGATGCGGGCACGGACAATCCGGCGGCTGCCAGACCCAATCTTAAGACGGCACTTGATGAACTGGCCAACGTGATTGACGGTAGGAACCAGGCATCAGGCGTGGCGGGATTGGACGCATCCAGCAAGATCGCCAACACACAACTGCCTGACACCATCATCAGTTCATCATCAACGGCGCTGACGATCACTCCCAACACGGGCTTGGTCAACATCAACAGCGTGATGAAACTGAACCCACAGACACGTGCTGACCTTTATGCTAGATCAGATCTAGCGGAGGGTATGATAGCCATCGCTTCAGACGGTGATTCAACAGTGGACACACCTGTATACTACGCGGGCGGCGTGTGGAGATATTTCTCTGACAATTCAGAAGTGCCCAGCACTTAACAATGAAGCCTGAAGATTTCTGCGACAGGATACGCGATCTGGGCGAATTCAGATGTGAACGCAAGACCAACCACAGGGGCAGGGGCGAGAAGATGACGCAGAGGGGCAGGATAGCACACACGGCCCTGTGTCCCGGAGCACCCAAGCACAGTTGTAAGTTTGATATGCCTAAACGGCCTCTAGAAAACTACGCACTGATATCCGATCCACTCGGAGATCCACCTCGTTATCATTTACTACGTATAACTTCAAGGTAGCACTGATCTCCTCAACGATCTGTTTCTGGCTGTTGGTGTATTTCAACACACTGTTCCTATCGCCATAATCAAACACGCTTGAGTTGTCTATGCCCCAATCACAACCAATGATGTGGGCGTGATCCCATTTGAGATGTCGTGCCAAGTGTAGTGCCAGCACACCACTGTTGTGTGGTTGTAGCCGCAATGGGTAAGGCACTTGGGTGAATCTTGGGTGCGTGATGCCATTGCGACACCAAAGACCTGGTCCAGCGGTGATCTTGTCCAACATCTGCCAGTCATACACACACACGTGATCAACTGACCTGCGTTCACGGATCATATTACAGCCTATCTCTTGATCTTGCGGTGGCACACGATCAACTAGATCAAGTTGACTGGGGCCATTGAACCAAATGATGTTCATACGTGTTATTTAAAATGGGAGAGTGAGTGCTACGCACTCATTGACTTCAGACTCGCGTCTTCGTCAACTCTCTCCTCACAAGGTAGATGACTTTTAACAAAATACATTGAAAAAAGAAATCTATCTAGATGACCAACGATTCACCATTTGCCTGCGTGCCGGGTTCACATATCACACGCACTCCGTAGAGTGGCTATTTCCAAATTGCTACTCGCCTGTTGGTCCGCTTTAGTGTAGCAAAGCACACGACCCAAAATTTCCAAAAGATCGTGTCAATAACTGCCCATTTGTTTCTCTTGTCCTTGCCTAACAAGTGCGTTCCTACAGCAATAGAACTATACACAATCAAGAGGGTGTGTAGAACTCATATAGTGTGTGTGCTGTCAGTTGTGTTTGTGTGTTTGAGTATGCCTATGTTTGTGCCTATTTCATTGATATTTAGTAAGGTTCAGATCTGACCCGGTGATTCTTGAGCGAGATAAATATCAGTGGGGATCAACTTCAATACGATATGCCATTTTATTGACCCTTACAGCGTGGTGTGTGGCCATACTGCGCGGTATACTACTGATCCCCAGTTTATTGATGGGCTATGACATTGGCCCGTCTCCTTTGGCCCCACGTTCTTCATACTAGCCTATTTTGGGCGTGGGGTTTTTACTATGCGGCAGGACCCATTGACATCAATAGCACAGCAACACAACAGGCCCCTCGAGGTGTTTGAGCACATCAGATCAAGGCTCATACAGTGGGCCCAACAGGAGCAGGCCACCTTTGACCAACTGCGTGAACAGACACGCTACGAGATAGCGGCGTTTGAGATAGATGGCGTGATCAGCACTGACCACGAGGGCTACTGCCAGCATCACTTGGCCAGGGCAACCAGGACTGATGAATTCTGCGACAGTGATCAGTGGTTGGGGTGGATAGCACAGCGACTTGATGCTTGGCCCCTACATCTACAGCACTCAATCACGTTAGCGTTGCTCAAAATGCCCGTTTAGTGCTACACACAGCGACGCACAAGGGGGTTGACAGAGATTTGAGCACACTGTATAATAGAGGTATGATCATCACCATAAAAGCACAACCAGGGGCGGGCAAGAGCACAGCAGTGAAACGATTCAGGGACACGCTGATCAAGACCGACACCATAGCACATCAGCCCAAGATAGCAGACATCTATGGGCACATAGCCATACTGGGCGACTATGATCAATACCCCAAGATGAGTGGTTGCGATGGCTACAACAACAATCAGCAGTTGAACACGGTGGCGAAGCATTTGGTAAAACGGGGCTACGTGGTCATCTACGAGAGTATGATGATGAGCATAGCGACGGGAATCAACCTAGAATGGCACAAAGACAACATAGAGCAGTTAGTAATACAATTAGAGTGCGATGATGACCAAGCACACCAACAGCGACAACAGAGAAGCACGAACACTGAACTCAAGAGCAAGACGGGTATAACCAGCAAACAGGACATAGATCAGATGTGTCAGAGATTGACCCAACAGGGCGTGGCAGTGCGTAAAGCCCAAACTGTAGACGAAGCAGTGCGTATCTTACAAGAGAACACACACGACTCACAATCAGCAACGATCACAGCACAAGACAAACAGCAGATAAGATGGGACTTTGATTCAAGTGTGAGCACACAGACTGAACGTAGAAAGCAAAAGAACACGGGATTACTGGGCAATTTCATACAGTTTGACGACTAGGATCACTGTGTCAGAGGGCAGTTAGGGTCCTAGACTAGAGTAGGCACTGTATCCGTTTTAAGGGCCTTATGTGTCAATCTAAAAACACCGTTTCAGACACTATTTCCAGCGTTTTATCACCATATGAGCAGGTTTGGGCCCTATTATAACGCATTCTTGAGCGTTGTCAACCGTGAAAAACCTGAAAAAACCTGAAAAAACCCTGATTTCACAGTTGACACACTGCTATTCAGTGCTATAATGAGACTATAAGAAGATGTTCACTTTCTGTTTCATCTTCTTAAGAGATGATTCTTTCGTCATCTCGTTGGTTTATAAATGTAATACTATCAAGCCCCATCTAGTAGCAGTATTAGGTGGGGTTTTTTTTTGGGTTGATCAGTTGACTCAATCAGTGTGATGTGCTATAATAAATATATAATGTTAAACAACACAAAAGGAGACGAGATGAAGACACAATACTACGTTTGGTGCTTTGACACACCAATACAGTCAGACAGTGATGAGTTCAGAGACGCTGACTCAACACATAAACTCAACAGCAGAGACAACGCTATGTTCAACAAGGCCCTAGACAAAGGTCAGTTTGAATACACAGCAGTGATCCAATACTTGCGAAACAAATACGACACTGGTGGGGGCATAGAGATCAACCCCTGCGAGACCAGAGCACAGCAACGACACATACTAGCACGTGAGGGCGTGGCCAGTGTAGAGCAACACGAGATCAATGGGAACCAATAGCGTAAGGAGGCTGTTGGCCCAGGCGGTGCTAGAAGAGGGACACACCCTCAAGAGCATAGAGCAGAACAATAAGGGCCACCAGAAGGCGGTGTGTGAAGATAGTGAGGGGCGTGAGTTCATAGTGATGACGGGGGGCACGCCCAGTAGCGACACACCATTAAAGACCTATAGGCGTTATGTGAGCAAAGCATACAATCACTTCATTGCTACAGCCAAGAAGTTTGAACCCAGTGCGAACCTAGAGATCAATACGAGAGTTGAAGTGAAGGCGGGCAAGACTGATGAACAACTCAAATTTGAGAGCCAGAATGGTAAACGTATGCGAGAGGCAGTGGGCGTCGCTTGAAATGGTGATACACAGTAGGGCCTTATGCGTTAAAATAATACCGCCAAATTCAGCCCAGTTGACACAATCAATACTGTGTGCTATAATCAACACTACAAAGGAGAAACAATGGATTACATCAAACGAGACGGTGGCAGAAGCAAATACTACGCCACGAGGACCGGTGATTGTGTGATCAGGAGCATCGCGATCGCTCTAGATCAGGACTACAAGAAGACATTTCTAGAACTTTGTGAGTTGGGCATAAAGTTGGGCGAGATGCCCAACGCGGTCAAAACATACCGACGCTACCTAGAGGACCGTGGGTTCAAGAAGAACAAGGCACAGCGTTGTGCCAACGGTCATCTACAACAGATCATACGCTATCGTGGCGGTGCTTGTCTTATGAGGACACGCGGACACCTCACATACATCAACAAGCACGGCGACATCTGCGACAGTTGGGATTGTAGGATGGAGACTATGCTGACTTATTGGACACGGGACGATGAGCGACCAGAATGACGCTGATTTTTTGCTCACGCAAAAAAAACTTTTAAACGCGGGGTTGACACAGAGTGAACGATCTGCTATAATCAACGCATAGGCACACACATAGGCACAAAAGGAGCAAACACTATGGACACATACAAGCATATCAAGATCTACACACACGAGGACTTCAGCAGGGGCACGACCTTGAGGCAGGCCCGTCAACAACTGGAGGGTGTAGAGACCGCGCCCTGTGTCATAGTGTTTGGCTCATCAATAGCGGGCGTCAACATCAGGGTTGGCGAACACACCAGAGAGTTGGCTGACATCATATCAGCACTCATACCCCAGCAAGAAGTCGCATAATCATTGACGAAAAGTCAGGTTGACGCACTCGTAGAATGTGCTATAATAAATACTATGTATATATTAATGCTAACAAAAGGAGACAAATGAACATCATACTAAAGGCCAAGATCAAGACTCAACTAGAGAAGCAGTTGATTGATCAATTGATGGCCAGCGACGCACAGGTAGACACACTATACGTCAACAGAAAGCCCAAGGCTTTTGGCAGTGGCGGCACTAGCCCAGTCAAGGCCAGATATCAACCTAAACGGGGCGGGAAGGTGCTATACATCAATCTAGCCAAGTTTCAACATCTTGAACACACTGACATCAACACGATCATACCCAAGACGGTGGCGTTCATCAACAGCACCAAGACACAGGCTTTCTTCAACAAGTGTGAGAGCAAGGAGGCGGCACGTGTATCAAGGTAAAGATTTAAGATTACAACAGAGGGAATACTCCGACGACTGTTGGAAGATAACAGGCCTTGGACACCAACTCTACCCTGATGAGTTCTGTTGGAAACCTGATGCTGATCAGGAACTTTTGGCTGATGCGGCCGCGGAGGCGGTTGAATCGCACATCAACAAAGCACTCAAGTTGAAGGGCCATAAAAAGGTTGAGGTAAGCATCATAGACAACGGTGCCTACGGACACGTGATGGACATAGAGAACGATCTAGATGGCAACTACGATGTTATGAGCAAGGTAGAACAATACTTGAGAAGCGACGAAGGCAGGTGCGACACACAGGACGTATTCAGTGAGGCCTACACTGAAGAATTATGTGAGCAGGGTTTCTTCTTTCACGGTGAGAAAGAGGACTACGATCACATATTGGAGGCGGGCTACGTGCTCACTGACGACTACAACTGCGTCAAGATACAAGACGCCAGCGGTGATGAGTTGAGCGATCACATAGCACACACGTCTGAACCCGAGAAGCATCAACGTGAGTATTTGTTGGACATAGTCAAGGCGTGTTGAGGTTGACACAATCAATACACTGTGTTATAATAACGATATGAAAAAAAGTATGAACCGGACAAAAATACAGAGACCCGAGATAGTGCTAGTCGCCAGCAACAAAACTGATCGTCAATACTTGGTGAGATACAAAGCATTGACCAAGTATCTAGCAGAGATGATGACACTACAACACTTGGGACAACCATTCACACGTAGGGCTCTACGTAAGTGGTGTAAGAAGAACACAATCACTGAACCTAAAGATTTGGTCTATGTGAGTGTCTATCTAGACGATTACATTCATTCGTGGGATGACGTCAGAGACGCACTACGACAAAGCATAGTGAGAGACATAGGCAATCAGCAAACAGCACGTATGAGTGATTCAAGACTTATAGAGAATCTACAGTTAGAGCACGTGAGACTTGATAAGCATTACATCTACTTCAACGAAAAGATACAAGATCTTAAATGGAGAGACAAACAGAGGTTTGTAAAAGCACTCAACAAACTGATTGAAGACTTTGAACCTAGAGAGACTTGGCAAGCCAATCACAGCATCGCTAGGAGGAGCAAGGTCATAGAGAGATTGCTAGACAAATGGAAGGACAAACAATGACATTCAAGAAGAAAGACACACCCTGGAACAAGGGACAAGAGGGCGAGTCAGCGGGATGGACTGACAAGCGTAAGCGAGAGATGAGCAAGAGGGTCAAGAAGTGGTGGCGTGAGAACAACACAACCAGGATCTACTCCAGCGTGGTCGGACCTGACAAGAAGATCAAGGCGCTCTACTACAGGTTCTTGCGTATGCGATGTCAGGCACGATACTGGTGTCAGCCGTGGACCATACTATGGGAGGACTACTTGGACATCTACAAGACTATGGAGGGCAAATGGGGTCGCAACAAGCGGAACAAGAACTTGTGTCGCATAGACACCACCAAGGGTTGGCACTTGGCGAACGTGATGCTGATGACTAGGCGTGAGGCTATGCGTAGAAAGAGACCCAAAGACGACGAAGGCAACGTAATAAAGAGAAAGAGGAAGAGAGATGAATAAACTAATCACAATAAGCACTGCCCTGTTGATGACCGCGTGTTCATACAAGCCCGTGATAGACACGGCTGGTAGATCAGGCACGTTTACTGACGACAAGGCACGTGAGATAACCAACGACATACAACACTGTGAGCAGTTGGTTGATCAACACATCAACAAGACCTTGGACACCACACAGCAGGCGGTGAACTGGTATTTCAGCACAGCATCACTGGGCATCATCCCACGTAAGGAGAGCGCCTACAGGTCAGCGGTGCGTAGATGTTTGACCAACAGGGGACACAGCGTAATAAAATGAAGGAGGAACTATAATGCCGTTTACAAAAGGACACAAGAGTGGTTTCACAGGCAAGACCAGCAAATTCAAGGGCAAACAACTGCCCGAGAGATGGAAACACGGTCCCAACAAGGACAAACAACAGGTCAACAGATGGTATCTTATGGCCAAGGCACAGGCTAGATTCAGAGATGAGCCCTGGGACTTGACGTTTGATCAATACTACGACTTCTGGAGGGGCAAGATACACCTGCGAGGACGTAAGGAGACATCAATGAGCCTTACTAGGATTGATGACACACAGGGGTGGACCAAACACAACTGCGTGATGGCTAGGAGAAGAGACGCAATAACAAGGAGAGTATAATGGACGGACTACTGAAACAGGTAAAGCCCTACGAGAGCAAGACACAGACCAAATACAAGGGCACGGTCTACAAGTGTGTGTGGCAAGTGGAGAAAGATGGCGTGATTGAAGACAACTGGAGCCTACAGGCGTTCCCGTTGATGAGGAACTTCAGGTTCTGGTCAGACATCATCAACGCCAAGATCAAGAACCCGCACAAGGTCGTAATCGTCAGCAACTTGAAGCAACTGGGCTCAAGACCGAGGACACTTGACGGTGATTACGCACCCAACGAGGACAAGCCCGAGATACTTGGTCTAGTTGATGACACGACACAAACCCCAAAACAACCAAAACAACCAAAACAACCAAATCACAAGCAGTCGCAATTCAACGATCTGTTCGTGTGGAAAGGACAAGAATGAAAGACCCCAAACCCGACCAGATAGATCAACAGATCCAGAAGATGCTGGAGATAGATGACATAGTTGACAAGGCACTTGAGGACAACAACATCAAGGACAGGATCTTGATAGGAGGTGCGTTGATGCGATACGCGGTGATGTGTTTCAAGTTTCACAGGGCACCTGACCAGGAAATAAGGAACGTGTTTGAGGGACTTATGGACACTGACTGGCGTAGAAACAAGGACAAACTCAACTGATGCGTGTGTTATTGATCATAGGGTTGATCTCACTCACAGGTTGTAGTCTATACAAGACACGGATTGATATGGTCAACGGTTGGCCCTGTAAGAACTACACGGGATTCAACACACCCGAGCAGACCTGTCAGACACAGCACGTCAGGACCTATGGCCATAGAACTGATTGAATACGATCTAGCGACCAGCATAGACACTGATCCCTGTTTCATAGTCCAACAACTGGGCTTTGAAAGTTCAAGCATCGTCCACACTTACTACAACCCGGAGTTGGGTTGGGAGATAGCGGTGGAAGAGCAACAACACACCATAATACTGATCTGCTGTGAAATAACACACAAGGTCAAGGCATACAAATAAATATTTGCTTTAGGAGAACTATGCCAGCCAAAGCAAAACTCACGACAAGACAAGAATCAACATCACAGGTCAGTTCAGACAACTTCGCGAAGGGATCAGAACTCACATACGCGGAGGCTGATTCAAACTTCATCAATTTAAGGGACCAAACAATAGCCATATCAGATGGCGCAACCACAACGGACATACAAGCGGGCGAGACCATAACATTCTCGGGAGCATCAGTTTCAGGCAACACCGTTTCAATCACGGGAGGTGGAGGCGGAGGCAGTGTAGGTGATCTAGCAATCACGGGTAGCACCATAAGTTCACCATCAAACGCTGATCTCACACTGACCACATCAGGAACTGGCGCCATAGTGGTCAAGGACACGCTAGAAATATTCAACGATGATAGCGGAATACTCACAGGCACAGACACTATTCTATTCAAAGGCGGCTCTGCTACAGGCGACAAGATAATCAAATGTGAACAACCCAGCGTGGGCAACTCCAGTCTTTTGCTTAACCCCACCAGTGGTGGTTATGTCAAGATACACGAGGGCAGTGGCAACGCCAACACCCAAACTACGATAAGGGGTGGCGAGATTGAATTGAATCACACAGGTAAAGACAACAAGATCAAGTTCGCAGTCAATGGTTCATCATTCTCACAGACCATACTTGGACCGGAATCAGGCGACATCACTGCTGACAGGCAGATAAGACTGCCAGGAGACCCAGGGCCAGGGGGAAGCACACAGGATCTTGTCAGCACAACTGCCACGCAGACCTTGACAAACAAGACGCTTTCAGGCACCACTTTCACAGGATCTACCACCTTGGGAGACATCACCTTTGACGGCAATCAATTGGGCACTTCAAGTTCAAACGCTGATCTTGAACTGACAGCCAGCGGCACGGGAACCATAAGGGTGGTAAATGACACCATCACTATGGGAGATGGATCAGGCAACTGCCTTTTGACCACGAACACAGACAACGTGCTACACATAGGCGTCAATCAAACACAGGCTGACGTTTCAGCACCCGAGGCCGCAACAGAGGCCCACTTAAGATTTTTAACAAATGGCAACATCGTGATGCGAACCGCGGGAGATGATTACATCTATGGCAATTGCGATAGTCTCATACTGGGAAAGACCACAGCACCGAACTATAACGCAGATTCACAGATCACTTCAGCGGGACGTGGTGATTTGACATTGACTAGCAACTCCTATATCAATTCTACGGAACCAAGAATTGTGTTGTATGCTCCAGGTGCCGGCTCCACGCCCGCGGCCAAGGCAGAAGGCGTATTGGCCCTCGAAGCGGGAGATTATGCGGATCTTGAATTGACCACATCAAACGATGGCAGGATTGACATCACAACAGCGACATCTACTACCATAGGTTCAAACGGTTCAGCGGCAGCACCCACTACAAACCCAGTGGGCTATCTCAAGATCAAGATCGCTGGCACAGAATTTCAGATTCCCTATTATAACGTGTAATGAATATAAATATCATTGTAAATTTACAGAAACAAGGAGATCCTAAAAAATGACAAGGGCACACCTTAAGACCAGAACAGCATCAACGTCCACAGTTTCAGACACCGCAGTAGCGGGTGCGGCGCTGACACACGCTGAACTAGACTCAAACTTAATCAATCTGCGAGACTCAAGTTGGGGCATAGCGGACGATTCATCAACGGTATTACAGGTATCAGATGACAAGACCATCACCATAGCGGGTGGTTCAGGCATAACAACTGCCCTATCAGGTGATACACTGACCATAACCGCGTCAGAATCACAACCAGTATTCAAGACGATTTCAGTGGCAGGACAGAGTGATGTGGTAGCGGACGGCACCACTGACACTTTGACACTGGCAGAAGGCAGTGGCATCACGATCACAACCAACGCCGGCACTGACACCATAACAATAGCCAGCACAGCATCAGGCACGATCACGGCATTGAACAATCAAGCCGCAAACAGATTGACCACCATAGGCTCAACCACTACGGAACTGGACGGCGAAGCAAACTTGACATTTGACGGCAGCACACTGGCCATAACGGGAGCGATGACCGCCACGACTTCAATAGCCAACGATGCTATATCAATTGACGACAACGTGATCAAGACCACGAGGTCCAACGACGACCTGAACCTCGAGGGCAATGGCACGGGACAGATACAGATCAGGGCCAACGGTGGAGACTTCGCGAACTACGGCACTAACAATAGGTATGACAACGCGAACTTGATGTATTACGAGAACCTGTCAGACACCGTAGGGGATAATCAGAGGCACTACACGAATGCCATGGTCCAGAACAACAAACTGACCACGGGACAGAGCAGTTCAAACCAAAATGACCGTTGGAGGAACCAGGTCATAAACAAATTGGATCTCAACGGATCCAGTTCAACTGCCATATCCGCGATGTATCGTAGCAGGGGTCCTATGGGGTTAGAGGTCTTGGCAGTCATTGACAACGCATCAGCCACTGATGCCACGCTGGGCAACGCATCAGGTGGAAACTACGGTGTCAGCATCTACCCATCCAGCACAGGGGAGATCACCATCACGGGCACCACGGGTATGGGCTCATACCTTGACGTGGGCATTAATTCAGATCCCATCACGATCACTGACCACGTGGCCTTCAAGAGCATAGGCATTGATCACTACAACAACAACGGCACCACGGGTGCCCTGACCCTAACGGACTACTATGGATTCTATGCCGGGACACACGCAGATGGTGCCAGCACAGCACTGACCCTGACCAACAACTACGGTTTCTACTTTGACACGGACACCCAGGCCACCAACCAATACGCATTCTATTCAGCCAATGACACAGCCAAGTCAAGGGTGGGATCACTGGAGAGATACAGGGAAGAGATCAACGCACTGACTTCAAGTTCAACCATCACGGTTGATTGTGCTCTGGCACCGATCCACACTATAACGCTGGGCACGAACACGGAATTCAACGTCAGCAATCTTGGCACTGGACAGACTGCCACACTGATCATAACCCAGGACGGCACGGGTTCTAGGACTGCCACGTTTGGCACTGATGGCTCAACAGCGGTCAAGTTCGCTGGTGGCACACCAACGCTGTCAACAGCGGCTTCTGCCATAGATGTCATAACCATATTCAATGACGGCACAAACTATCTAGGCAACATAGCCCAAGCATACGCATAAGGAGGATTGATATGCCTTTAGGATTTGCGAAATCAACATTCACACACAAGGCCGCGTCAGCCAGTCTTGATCTTGGATTCTTTAACAGTGAAAATCTTGGCAGTTCAGCCAACGGTGCTGGTCTTCTGTTAGACGCTGGGTCAGGCAACGCGTGGCCAATCAACAACAGAAGGATGACATTGTCAGTTTGGATAAAGGGCACGACATCAGATCTACCCACAGACAACAAGTATATGCTATTCAGACAATTGACTTCTACTGATTCAGGTTTCTTCGTCCAAGTTCAGAACAATGGAACTGAATGTTTCTTTCAAAGGGCAAGCGGGGGTGGAAACAAGGGACTGCTCTGTTTCCCAACCAATTTTGAAACTGACTTTTGGGATGACGAATGGCATCATTTGCTATGGTATGTTGACACCAACAGCACACAGACGGCTTCAAATGCGTTCTACGTTGACGGTGTCGCACAGACACTTACTTCAGATAGTAATGGCATAACGGCGGCCATCACACAACACAGATACGGCAAGCACAATTCAAACGACAACACCACCGCGGACAACACAGACTACTATGACTCAAGATCAGGCACGGTCAAGACTTCACAACTTTGGTTGGATTTTGGCTACAACAGCCACGACACGGATTTCACCAAGTTCTACGACAGCGGTCCAGTTGATATGGGCACTGATGGCACCGGATCGGGTCTATCGCAACCAGACATATATCTCTACCAGAACTCGGGCACTAACATACAGAATGGTGGATCAATCAATCCAAGCACAGTGTCAGTGATCAACGAAGGCACAGGTGCTTACAACGTGTCTGACACTGGTGGGCCAACAGCATAACTTTAAATGACGTCAAATTTATACAAAAAAGATGGTTGGTATTTGCCCAACAAAGATGATATTTTGCTATCACAAGTGTCAGAACAGGGTTATCAAATATCACAGAGGAATCAAATAATTGACCTATTGAAGCAAAAAGGTTGTGAGTTCAAACACTGCCTTGACATAGGAGCACACGTGGGACTATGGAGCAGACCACTGCTAGATCATTTTGATAAGATAACCGCGTTTGAACCCATCGCAATATTGAATGAATGCTACGAGAAGAACGTGCCGCTTGAACGTGTATCACTACACAAAGTGGCCTTGGGTGCTGAAAAGAAAACTATCACGATAAATGTAGATCAAACAGATAGTGGAGGAACACACATTACGCCCAACGGCAACACGCAAGTTGAAATGGATAAATTAGACAATTTTGATCTAGGACAAGTGGACTACATAAAGATGGATGTTGAGGGCTATGAATCAGAGGTGCTAAAGGGTGCGGTCAATCTACTTGACACACAATCGCCCGTGATACATCTAGAACTCAAGATGAAGAGTCTCTCTAGATGGGGACTAGACAAAGACGCTGTTAGATCTTGGTTATCAGACAGGGGATATAAACAAGTCCTTAAAATAAAAAGTGAATTTGTTTTTTGTAAGGAGTAATGAATGACTTGGCCCGCAGGCTCAAAGGCAACGACCACAGACATAGATCAAGGCACTGACAGCCCCAACTTGAGCAGAGTCCAGATAAAACAGGACATTGACAACATCAACGCAATCACTGACACGTTTGACATACCCACTGGCACACCCAATGGATCAATTTTAACATACGACGACGCCGCTGGTGAGTTCAGCACGACGTCAGCACAATCACTGGCCAAGGCGTTCCTGATCTACAAGGGATTCGAGGAGGACTTGGACGAGACACAGAGCGAGGAGGGCATCTACCCCACCACGGCAGACGGCAGGCGGAACAAGATGATGGACAGGCGACTGAAGTATGATCCCTTTGGCTTGATCACTGACATCACGGGGGATGGCTGGCAGTTGTCAGAGGGCACATACTTGATCCAAACCCAGAGCCAGCAGACCTTTTACATCACCAACTATGGAGCGTTTGGTTCCGTTCAAGGGCCCAGTTGGCTGGGGCACAAGATACTGAACATAGAGGACGACGGCGACAGCACGGACAACTACCCGGCGAGGTGGGACACCTATGGAGATTTCAATGACATCGCGGCGAAGGGGGCTAGCCAATTCTACGTATTCACGGTGCCCGAGGGGCAACAGCGGAAATATTACCTGTTCGTAGATGGTTTAAGCGATCTATCCTATGACTTTGGGGCATCTACAACGATAGGTTCCACAAACAATAAACGAGCCAACGTGGTGATTGAAATAATTAAGATAGGAGGATAACATTATGGCGATTTGGCCAAGTTCAACAAAAGCATCAACAGACAACGTGGACAGCGGCAGCGACAAGCCTAGGCTGGCACGTGCTGACATCAAGCAGAACATAGACAACACCAACAGCATAATAGATATGTTTGACCTCGCTTCACCCAGCGACAAGGACATCTTGGTGTATAACAGCACCAACTCAAGATTCGAGACACAGGCGGCTGTGTTCCAGGAAGCGATTTTACAGATAGGCACGGCGGTCAGTAGCACTGACCCACAGATAGACATCACGTCAATCACCAGTGATCCCAGCGGCATAACCAGTGTGTCATCGGGACAATTCACGCTGGGCGTGGGCACGTATCTCGTATGGTGCTGGACTGCGAACGGATCAAACTTCAGCGGGGCCGCGATCAGGTCAGGTGCTCCCTTTGAACTACAGGACCCAGATGCTGATCCCATAACCGTTATAAATTACAGCGGCAGTCCCGTGTTAGACGGACTGATGTTCTTTGACAAGTTAGAGGTAGTGGGCACCAGCAACACGTTCAGGGTCAAGCACAACGCCACGTTCGCCCCCGAGACAACATCAGGCGACATACCGAACAGAACATATCTACGCATAGTCAAAGTGGCGTAAGCCAATAAATATCTGTGTTATAACAAACAAAAACACAAACTTAATTAAGGAGAAAAAATTATGAGTGCTGCCAGCAATTATTTAGAAAATGCGGCCCTTGATCATATCTTGAGGAACACTGCGTTATCACAACCAACAACATTGAGACTAGCGTTGTTCTCGGGAACAGCGTCAGACGTATTAGCGGCGTTAGAAGAAGGCACAGGTGCCAGAACAGCAGGCAACTGGGGATACTACGAGATCACAGGCGGAGCATACGAGAGGAAGGCTGCCGCATTCGCGGCTGCTTCAGGTGGTTCAGCGGCGACTAGTGGTAATATCACTTTTGACACAGCCACAGCCAACTACAACAACGCGGCCACTTCAGGCGCAACGATAACTTGTATCGCGATTATGGACGAGGCTTACACGCCCACAGGTTCAGGCACACACGCGGGCAACGTATTGTTCTACGGACAGTTGGACAACCCCAAAGAAGTATTATCCGGGGATACGTTCCAAGTGAGCACGGGCAACTTGACCGTAAGTTTGGCTTAATACTCTACTGGAGGTTAGCCGATGGCTCTTAAGGGCATAGGTATAGACATAAATGGCTACACGGTAGCCAACTACTACACACCTGACACCTACACTTCACCATCATTGAGCGTGGGAGATTATTTCACGCCACAGGGTTATGTGAATGCTGACTACGTGGTTGAAAGCCTGGATCTTGTATCCACTTTCACTGTGTCAGCACTGGGCACCCTAGAGATAGCCAAGGCTAATCTTGTTTCAACATTCACACTACAGGCTGACGCGGACAAGTTTGATCTAGCATCAGCCAGCATAACGTCAAGCATCACTGTGAGTGTGGAGGGAGGCCTGCTACAATCAGCACAGGCATCGCTTGACAGTTCAACAACACAATCAGCAGACGCAAACACGACCTTTGACGTAGGCAAGACCATAACAACAACAATCACTACCAGTCAAGACGCCAACGTTTCGTTCGTGGCTGTGCCCAGCATAGATTCAACTCTGACATTGATCAGTGTTGGTGGCGTGAAGTTTGACCCACTTGAAGAGGGCGAGCAAGACGATTACACTTGGGACACGTTCGCAGAGAGTGATTTCATTGACAGGACTTGGAACGAATGGTTTGGTAATAAATGGCACCCAGGTCTGATAGCGTTTGGTCCAATATCAACTTTCAGTTGTAATGCTGGACTTGTATTTGGCGGTGTAGCGAACTTCATTGATGCTGTGATCACAACATCACAGAATGCTAACGTGGTGTTTGATCCCACAAAATCAATCACTGCGTCTACCAGCATAGCCAGTGATTACATCAGGATCAGGAACGCTGACCCGGCGTCTTACACCATCAACGCGACAACATCACAAGATGCGAATGTGTTGTTTGATTCAGACGCGTCAGTCAGCACTGCGATATCTACAACAGTCAATGGTAATGCCACGTTTGACCCTGACAAGGCAATCAGCGTGGTCAGTTCAACATCACAGAATGCTAATGTGGTGTTTGATCCCACAAAAGAGATCACAGCCGCATACAGCGTGAGTTCAAATGGTAATGTAGCATACACTGACAGTTCGTCATTGAATGCGTTTAACATAACATTGACATTCGCTAGGCTCATTACGATAGCGGATCCGTGGAACATATTGACAGTATTACAGGACACGAGGACCATAAAACCCATACGAGAAACAAGAGTTATTATGGTTTTAGACGAATCGCGTGTAAATAACACAAACATTGAAACGAGGAGTTATCAAGTGCCACAAGAAACTAAAAAATTCAAAATTTACAAACCAACTTTCAGCAACAGAAGTAGCATTCCAAAAGTGAGGTCAGAAGCATAATGGCCAGTTTGACAGGATTCAAAAGGGATAACAAAGGTGCGTTCATTGAGAAGCACCCAGATGCCAACATACAATACGGGGTAGATTGGACGGACTATCTTAACAGCGGAGACGCAATCAATTCAGCGACAGCGACCATCGAGACGATAACGGGAGACGCGAGCCCATTGGCACTGCCCACGGACGCTTCAACGGACGTGGTTGTTTCAGGTGCTGTGGTCAACGTGAGACTGAACGGTGGCACGTCAGGCAATGAATACAACGTAGACGTCAGGATAAACACAGTCAACGGAGACGCTGACGTGAGGAGATTCAGAATAATAATAGGACCCAAGCATCTATAATGACAGAGAAGAAATATAAAATAGATCACGATTTGGTATTCAAGTTGGCCAGTATCCATTGTTCTTACGAAGAGATAGCGGACGTGGTAGGCACAAGTGTGCCAACACTGAAGAAAAGATTCAGCAAGATTATTGACAAGGGTAGGGCAGAAGGCAAGAAGAGCCTACGTAGGGCACAGTTTGAGGCAGCGGTGGAGAAGAAAGATGTTCGTATGTTGATTTGGCTTGGCAAGCAGTTGTTGGGACAGACCGACCAGGCGAACGACACAGAATCACAACAGCCTTTACCTTGGCAAGAATAATGTATGAAGTTATCAGATCCACAGAAAGTGGTCGCACAAGATCACACAAGATTTAAAATCTTGGTCTCCGGCAGGAGATTTGGGAAGACAACCCTAGCAATCAGAGAACTATGTTATCACGCCAGACACCCAGATACACTGTGTTGGTATGTTGCGCCCAGTTATAGGCAAGCACGTCAGATCGCTTGGACAAAATTAAAGAAAGTTCTACTTGAATTACGTTGGGTCAAAAGATTCAACGAGGCTGACCTCACTTGCTATCTTAAGAACGGTAGCATCATCGCACTGCGTGGTTCAGACAACCCCGACTCACTGCGTGGGGTGGGTATAGATTATTTGGTGCTGGATGAAACAGCCGACATCAACGAGCAATCTTGGACTGAAGTTTTGAGGCCAACGCTGTCTGACACCAAAGGCAAGGCGTTGTTCTTGGGCACGCCCAAGGGACACAACTGGTTCTATGACCTGTATCAGAGGGGACAAGACCCAGCAGAACAAGAATGGTCAAGTCATCTATACACCACTGAACAGGGTGGTTGGGTAGATGCTGATGAACTGGCACAAGCGAGACGAGATCTAGACACCAAAATCTATCGCCAGGAGTATCAGGCGACTTGGGAGACCTTCACTGGCCTGATATACTACGGCTTTGATATGGCACAGAACAACGGCTCACACAAGATAACAGAAGAAGACAAAATCATATACGTGGGCGTGGACTTTAACGTATCACCTATCAGTGCTGTCGTGGCCAAGATACACAATCACAAGATATACGTCTGCGACGAGATAAGATTGTTTGGCAGCAACACGCAGGAACTATGCGACGAGATACTGAACAGATATCCGAGCAAGAAGATTATGGCTTTCCCAGATCCCAGTTGCGTCCAGCGTAGGACGTCAGCGGGTGGTAAAACTGACTTGAGCATCCTACAGAACAACGGCTTCGTGTGTAAGGTGTTGACCAAGCATATGCCCGTCAGGGATAGGATCAACAGCGTCAACAGTAAATTCTGTAATGCCAACAATGAGCGAAGTCTGTTTATTGATAGAAGTTGTAAAAATCTATTAAATACTATGCTTAAACAAACATATCGCGAGGGGACAAACGTGCCGGACAAACAGCAAGGACTAGATCATTTAGGAGACGCACTTGGTTATTTGGTCAGTTTCTTATACCCAATCACCAGAGATGTTGTTGAGACGAGCACACAGAGATTTAACATACAAACGAGGATAGGTAATGGCAGATATTAATTTCACATCAACACAATTTGACTACGAAGGTCCAGATTACGGTTTACAAGGCCTGCCAACTCACGAAGAATACACCAATTACATCAGACGTTGGAAATTCCTTATAAATTCATATTTGGGAGCCCATCACTACAGGATGGGATCATATCTTACCAAGTATGTGTATGAGAGTGATGTAGAATATCTAAACAGATTAGCAACTACCCCATTGGACAATCAGGTGAAATCAATTTCACACATTTACAACAGTTTTTTATACAGGAATGAACCCAAGAGAGACCTAGGTCAATTCACTAACGCACCAGAGATGGCACAGTTTATGGAAGATTGTGATATGGAAGGCAGGAGTTGGGAATCATTTATGAGGGACGTCAATCTTATGAGCACGGTGTATGGACACTGTGTTGTGATGGTGGACAGACCCGACACAGTTGTTGGCACCCGTGCTGACGAACTATCGCAAGGCATCAGACCATACGCGACGCTATACACCCCAGAGAACGTTTTGAATTGGAACTTCATTAGAATGCCAAACGGACACTACGAATGTGAATTCATACAACTGTTAGAGAAAGAAGACAAGACATACAGAGCAGATACGAATTACTACGTGCGGACTTGGACCAAAGACGAAGTCATACTTGAGGCCTACAACCCAAACAAGAAGTCAGCACTGGAAGAGATAGAACGTAAACCAAACCCAATTGGTGTTGTGCCTGCGATATGGTGCTATGCGGCGAGATCGCCAATCAAGGGCATAGGTGTATCAGACATAGGCGACATAGCGGACGTCCAGAACGCCATCTACCAAGAACTATCAGAGATAGAACAATTAATCCGTTTGACGAACCACCCAACGTTGGTGAAAACACCAGACGTCCAGGCTTCAGCGGGTGCTGGTAGCATAATCACTATACCCAACGAGACTGACGCAGGACTCAAGCCCTATATTTTACAGCCGAGCGGCACTAACCTAGAAGCGATATTGAAGAGCATAGACAACAAAGTCAAGTCAATTGACAGGATGGCACATATGGGTGCGATCCGAGCCATAGAGACAAGGCAGATGAGTGGCGTGGCTATGATGTCAGAGTTCTTGTTGCTGGACGCCAAACTTTGTGAGAAGGCCAAGCAGTTAGAATTGTTTGAGGAGAACTTCTTCAGACACTGGGCTAAATGGCAGGGTCAGGCGTTCACCGGAGACATCAAATACCCGATGGCGTTCCACATCAGGGACAAGAGCCTTGATATGGACCTATTACACAAAGCGGCTGTCATACAGAGGGACAGCGCCACAGCATCACCAGACGTCAAGGCGTTGCTTGATCAAAAAATAAAAGAATTACTTGCTAAAGATGAGGACGAATTCAACGAGATGATGGAGAACACTCCAACAGATATGACTCATCCGCCAATACAGAATGTAGATCAAATGATAGCACATTTGAGAGAGATGATTTCACAGGGCTACACAGATGAACAGATCAAACAACTACACCCGGAGTTAGGCGATGGCGAAGTATCAAGGCAAGACGGTCAAACTTAACAGACCTTTCAGGACATCAGGACAGAGCAAGAAGTTCGCCGTGTATGTGCGATCAAAGAGCACGGGCAACGTCAAGAAGGTGAGATTTGGTGATCCAAATATGCGTATCAAAAAGAACAACCCGGCGAGGCAGAAGAGTTTCTTGGCACGTATGGGAGGTGTGTTGAAGTCAGTGAGGGGACAGAAGAATTTGAGTCCTGCGTATTGGGCGATACGGTCTTGGAGGAAAGGATTCAAGGCATAATGGACAAGTTTGATGAAATTATGATAGCCATACTGGACGCCATAGACAGGGCGTTTGAATGGTTGAGCAAACAGATAAAGAGATTTTGGTAATGGAGGATCTAGATGGATTACAGATTTACAGCAATACTGATCATATTGTTCATCTTGATGGTAATCTTTCTAGAGCCGGCATACATACCCAACACTAAATGAGCATAAGAAGAATATACAGAGAACCCGTTGAAACTAGCAGGCACTTACAATTGAAGCAGGCGTGCCTAGACTACTTCACCGCGTATGAGAAGTTGATGAAACGACCATCACGTAAGTTCGCTCTACAGGCGAGGCGGGCACTGCTCAAGATGAAGAAAGTGATAAAATTCAGAAGGCAAGAATTGATGACATTGTATAGCGATGTCCAGAACATAGGGAGGGAACCATTGTATGGCGTTCACGACAAACACAGCAGGAGCGTTAATAGGAAAATCAACAAGAAAACCAACAATAAAGAAGAGGAGGAGTCTT